CACCTGAAAATGTTCCAGAAAAAGTTAAACTGGTACCCACAATACTTCCTGTAATGGTACCAGTAATATTATTACTGCCGTCCATGGTGCCAATAATAAGTAATGCTACCGCAGTACCGGAAAATAAACCTAATTGAAGTGGAAATGATATGATTTGACACGCACCCGATTTTGCAAATTCGGTTGTACCTTTGCCTAAACTTAAAAAATGATAATCTTGTTGTACTGCTGGTATTATAGAGTTGGTTATATTTCCTGTTCTTATCCATGGAACGGTTACATTATTTTCTGGTGTGTTTGGATATGATGGACACGCCCAAACATTTCCAGCAGACCAAACAGGGTCTAATCTTATTGTCTGAAGTGGATATGCGCCATGTGCCGATGCATTTGCTATTGAGGCTATATCATTTACAAAATCTTCATTTTTAAGAGTAACTTGACCAGAAACTTTGGTGGTATCAAGATTACGACTACGAGTAGTAGCCTCAAAAGTAGCTTGCGTATTCCATTTTACATGTATGCGTGTGCCTGGAAAATCTATAGAATCTATAATACGATTATTAGAATCAAAACCAGCTTCATCTAATAATTGTCCTAATATTGTCAATATTTTAACATTCGGGGTTTGATACCATGTATCATAATTTATCACATATGCAGCATCGTGCGCTGGGGCATCTACAAATGTAATTAAAGCAACTCCACCATAAACATTTAATCCAGACACACTGAAATCTTCGCCGATTAACATTGTCACATCGTCTATGGTAATAGAAGTAATAACTGCCACTCCAGTTTTTTCAGTTGAAATTGTTTTATCTGTTGAACCATTACCCGCCCATAGACCCGAATCTGTTTGTTCTTCAGATACATTAGAAGCTAAAGAATTTGCCAAAAAACATTCTTTACCAGATAAACTTAAAGCAATTTCTCCTTGTTCTAAAGTGCCATTTATATCTGAATTTATTACTCCAGTAAAAGCATATAGGCTTTGTACGTCTCCTATAGAATCATCGCAATTTATACGATAATTAACTGTAAATATTGGATTATTTGGCAATAAATCAGGTCTATTCATAACTATTTTAGCCGGTAAGTCAGGGTCATTCATTTGTGTAATATTACAATAACTCAAAAGAAAATACATCGGGTCAGGAACACCATCGCCAGTAACTGTTATATATCCAGTAGTTATTTCTTTTACATTTTTAAATGTCGTATAGAATGCTGGATAAGGTGTTTGAGGAGCTTCACCAGTTACAATATCTTGTTTGGTTTGAAAAGGAAAACAATAACCAATTTTTAATTCTATTTTAGAATGATACCTTCTATAAGGGCTGGCGAATAAACTCATAGACCCAGCGTTTCCGAATAAATTGCGTTCATTATTTAATATTAAAGATACATTGCTATTACGCCATACATTAAGTCCTTCTGTGTCTAAATTCCAGCTAATATTGCCAATTGATTTAACATATTTAGAAATATCTATTGGTGTAGCTTCCCAGACAAAATTTGGACTATCCCAATACCTGCGATATAAATTAATTTCTCGTTTATATCGAATTGTTTTATCCTGTTGTTTAAGAACAATATCTGTTGATGTGGTTTGCATTAATTTTCCTTAAATTCAAAAGTAACTGTATAATATGGAACACGGGGTTCAGATTGTAAATATTTCCAATTACCAACCCACTGTCCTAAAAATATGGAATTCGGGTCAATTTCATAATCTATATAAATAGTTATAATGGCGTGTGCATTATAAATGGCTTTTAGCTGTGCTAAAACTGTAGTTGTAATAAAACTTAAATCCCATAATAATTCCATTTTACCATATACGAAAAATGTATGTAATATTCCACCCGCACTACGAAAATTACCGTTTATTCCATTGATATTATATTCGCGTGAAGACCTAAATTCACAATTCATGGACTCTAACATTGCCCATATTTCTCCTATCTTTTTTTCTTCATTAGCAATAATAGTTGCGTCCATTATTATTTTAATTTTTGGTGTTACTATTGCGGTACCCAATTTTATTCTTAAATTGGTTAAAATATTGACGGTATAATCACAATTTGGAATATCGACATATGCCATGCCATTCCAATATTGTATTTTAAATTTTTTTAAATTTATATTCTGTAAAACTAATGTGTCAATTGTTCTATTTACAGCGATACCACCAGAATAGAACAATATTTCGATATAAGTTGGATAGGTGCCATTCTCTCCGGTTTCTTCTAAGCTTTTCCATTGAATATCTCTACTTTGGTCAAACAATAAATAATTATCATCTGGATTAGAGCTTACATTAATTGTTGATTCTACATCAATGTAATTTTTAGATAAAATATAAAAATTTGACATTAGACAGATTCTCCATTTCTTGCCGTTCCGGTTTTTGTTACTATTTTAGTAAAACGGATTGCTTGAGGGTCACGACTATTAACGGCATTAGCCAATTTATTACAAAGTTTACCCACATTGTCACTATAAATATCACCTTGTACTATAATAGTCATACCACCATTGTTTGAGTCGGCATTAGGGGCTGTTTTCCCGTCTGCTATATCTAATAGTCTTTGTTGTTGTGCGGTATTAGATATCATTTCGCCACTGTTCACTTGTGCTAAAACATGGTCTCCGGTATAAGAGTTTCCACCAACAAATCCACCCTCAGCAAATTTTGCATTAGAGAATGCCATAATGGCAGCACCCATAGCAAATCCAATACCGATTGCTCCCCACAATGACCATGCCGAAGCAGCTGCAGCATTTGCAGCTCCCACTTCAGCAGCAGTTGCAATTTGCTCTGCTTTCCAAATTCTACGTAAATTGTCTATTATGGCATGTTGCACAATTTCTTGTGCAACCGCATGTACCAAAGAATCTACAATAGAATTAGTTAAATTTTCCCATAATTTTTTAAGACCATCAGATAATGAGGTAGAATTCTTTAATATAGATGCAAAATCATCTACCATGTTGCTTTGGATATCTTTAAGAGTTTTTGTAAAATCATCACCCCAATTATGATGTGCTTCTGTCATTTGTTTCATGGCGTTTCTAAAACCACCAACAATAGTATAATTTGAAGCTTCAGCCATTTTTTCTTCCAATTTATAGAGTTGATGTTGAAGTTCTGCTTTACGATATGTACCGTCTTTGACATTTGCAATTTCTGCCTCAAGGTCAATGCGTTGTTGTTCTAAAGAAATTAAACCCATTGAGGCTAATTCCTTATAATATTTATCGTGGTCTAAAGCTTGTTGTTTAAGGGCTGCCATCTCATTAACTATTTGTCTTTCAGTAGTGGCTTTATTTTCTTCTGCCTCTTTACTCAAAGCCAATGTTGTAGCTTTAATATTGGCTTGTTTTTCTTTTTCTTGTGCGGTCTGTTGAATAGATATAGCGCGATTAATTGCAGCCAACTTATTCTGTGCTTCAATTTGCTCTTGAGAACCCTGTACTGCTGCATTTGCAGCGTTAATTGCAGCAATCCTCTCATGTTCTAAAAGCGCGATTAATTGAGTGTGTGTTTTTCCTGTATTGATATTGGCATCAGCAGCTTTCTGATGAGCGTCACAATATGCATATACAGTAGCTGTGAGAGCAGCTAATGCAATAGCTACAATACCAACAGGATTTGCTTCTAATGCAGCCCACAGAAATTTGACTGCTGCAGTGGCTAAGCCCAAACTGAATGTAAAACTACCAATAGCTGTTATTAGTGTACCTAATACACCCACTAATACAAAAATAGTAGATGATAATTCTTTATGTTCTTTAATAAATTCTGTTATAGAATTAGCGGTGTTGTTTAAAGTAGATAATACTGCATTAAATGTTGGTATTAATTGTGTACCAATAGTTTCTCTTAATTCTTCTGCGTTAGTAGAGAGTAATTTCATTTGTCCGGCGGTAGTTTTTAATTCATTCTGTGCCATTCCACCAAATCTTGCTTGTAATATACTTAAAGCATATTCTGCTTTTTGGTGTGCGTCCATATTTTTCAATGCTTCATTGGTTTCTGTTTTTAATTCTGGCACAAATCTACCCAACATCATTATATTTCCCTCAGTAGCCATCGCAACAAGTCTGGTAGCTTGTTCAAGACCGAACATGCCGGACGCTGCCATATCAATGGCTAATTTTGCAGCAGACAAACCATTTTTAAGGCTTCCGGTAAATTGAATAGTACGTTGAAGGGCTTCAATTAATTGATTATCGGTTAAATTTGTGGTGGCGCGCATCGATGCTAGATATTCATCGATGCTAATTTTTGAACTATCCCATGCATCTCCATTGTTTTCAACGGCTTTTTTGAGGCGAGACATGGATAATTCATTACCAGCAGCTTCTTCAATGAAAGACATTAGACCATTTTTTACTTGTCCTATGGCATGTTGTAAATCACCAAGTGTAACTACTACGCCCGAAAACAATTTGTCAGATTCTTTTGTTTTTTTTGCGGTTTCTTCGGTTGACATACCAAGAGATTTTAGGGCATCATCAGCACTTTTAATGCCTTCGTCATTAAATTTTGAGCCTATTTCAATAAAGAAATCGCCGAGACTAGCCATATATGCCCCTATTTTCTCTTGATTTTTACTGTTATTCCAAGCTGTGCCATTTGGCTTTCTAAATCTTTTAATGTCATTTGTTTTTCTGGAATAATTTCAACCGGTTCTCCAAATGTTTGCTCAAATGCATTACTCATTCTTTCGAGTTCTTCATTTGATAATCTGGGAGCAGCTACTTCACGATAATATTGTCGTGTTACAAGTTTTATGTTAGCTTCAATTAAAGCTTGTAAAAATTCATACGATATATCATAAAGTAGCTGCTTAATCGTATATCCACTGGCTTGAGACACTTCAAGCAGGGTAATTAGCCATTCGTCTATAGCCGGTGTTCTAACTTTTTCTCCAACTTGACGGCTTGACTCATTACCCTTATGACGTTTTTTAGTAATGCCATAAAATCATTATATTTACATATTAGCTCAATCGCTTTAAACAAATCGTCCATTTCAATTTGAGCACATAGAGTTTTATCTGGCTCATTTAAGAATATAGACACTAATTCAATAAAGTCTTCTGTGCTTAACATGTCCATTAAAATAATGATATCTGCAGCATTCGATTCTTGACCAGCAAAGTTCATAAAGTCTTTTTGATAAGCTTTACCAACTTTGGCTATGAGCTTTCCCAAACGGAACATGGTAATGGCATTAAATTTCTTTATTATATATTTTTTGCCATTAACCATTAATTCTGTTTGTTTGTCTTCATTTATTAAATTGTCAATGATATCATCTGGCATTGTAAAACTCCTTAGCGTTTTTACGCTTTATTTATTCCTTAAGCAGAAACTGTGAAATTTCCGAAGAACGTGACTGCAAGATGATTTCCCGCGTTATCACGCACTTTCGTATCAATAATAATCACGTGTTTATGCACTGTCGTCCAGTTAGCAGTGGGTGTGAATATCAACTGTTTTGTTGCTGAATTATATACAATAGCACCGGCAACAAGGGCTACTGCGGTCTGGTCAGTAATGTCAAGCACCCTAACTGAGCCATTAGCAGCATCACCATAAACTAATGAGCCTTCATCTAATTTATTGGTTTCGGTAAAAGTACAAATTACTGTGCCTTTCGCGTCTCTGGTAACTGTGCCATCTTCTGCGGGTGTAGTAAGGGCAACAGTTGGCGGGGTAATATCTGTTGCGCTATAATCCACCGAGAAATATTCTTCACCGTCGGGTTGAGTTGTATCAAGAAGAAGGAATCCGGTTAATTTCAATCCGGTCTGTTTCTCTTTATTCATATCAATAGTGGTTTTACCATCAAATACCACCAAATGAAGAGTATATTTGGATAATCCACCAGCTACTGCCTTAGAATTCACATAAAGTGTTCTGAGAGTAGCTGTACTCAGATTCCCAGCTTTCATCGCTACCGCGCTTGCAGCTGCAGTTGTTGGTAAACCCAAGGCATAGGCAAGATTAGCGGTGGTTACTTCGCCAAGTGTAAATTCAAATGTGTATTCTGAATCCGCCACTTCTGCACCAACTGTACCATTCCATTGGTCAACTTTCTTTTTTATAATGGTTAAAGAACCATTAAGTTTAAATCCACCGACTGTACTTCCCAAATCAACGCCACTTCCCTCAGCAACTCCGGCTGCTGCACAAATTATTGTACTCGGCGCACCGATTACAATGTTAGCTGCATTCTTACCCATTTTGAGCCTCCTCTTTTAATTTTTGCTTGTATATTTAAAGTCAAAAGTGAGTGCAATTTGGAAATTTTCTCTTTCTGGTTCAAACATTGATTTTCCAAACGTTAATTTTGACCAATATATATAATGAGTTGCGCTATAATCATATAGCGTACTTTGTATCTCATCTTGTTTATGTAATAAAGCTACCAACCTTGCTCTTATTAATTGTGCATTCAATTTATTGCTGCCGAAGATGTTTAATTCTAATCTGCATGGGTCAATTACTTCGTCTCCGTCGTCGCTCATCGACCAACTGAATGTCATATAAGGTAAAGCTGGTTCTTGTTTTGGTATATCTGGAAATATTTTTGCGCTTGTAATACCTAAAGCTATTAATGTTGCATCATTTGTTAAATAGTGTATTATGTCGTTTTCTATCATTATGATTTCCTTAAAACAGAATCCCAACCAGCAGTGCAAGCCAATTTTATTAAATTTGCGGTCTTTCTTCTGTTTTTCTCTAATGCTGGTGATAAAAAGGGTTGTGCTCTACCAGATACCCACATTACTTCAGTATCAAAGCCATGTCTTATTCCCCAATCTCCAACTGGAGCTATATGTGGTCTGGTTCCTCTTTCTACATAAAAAGCATATTTTACAGCAGAATCAACCCCAATCCTCATTACTATTGATTTTTCAGTTGTTATTAATTCATGCCCAATTCTACTTGCTAAATTAACCGTATCTTTTGGTGCAAATTCTTTTGCATCATTTTCAATATAAAATGTGCTCATGCCTATTGCGTTAGCCATAGACCGAGAAGTTGTAGGCACAATTTGAGCAATTAATGCTCTCACGTCTGCCTCACCCATTAATTTTACCGTAATGCTCATTGTGTTGTCTCCATGTTTTCCGATACACCGACGACCCGTTTCCTTTGACTTTCCTTACGCTCTAATAATTTTCTGAATCAGTTAATAGCCTCTAACGTACCCGATTTAACGAAAGTTCAAGATGGTGACCGGCTCCGCCACCATCTCCCACAAGAAGAATTTCATATGTTATAGAATCAACAACAATACGTGTATTATTCCAATTTATATCGGTTCTATAACTTATAAAGCATTTATGTGTTACATCATATACTTGGTCATTACGAGTTACTTTTTTACCACCTTTTGCTTGAGTTAATCTACAAGGCACCAATAAATACGCATCAATCCATGTTTGAATGAATTCAAGAGATGTTGCGTCTTGAGCTGAGGTTGCGGTCTGTATAGTACATGTTTTATTTAATAGACTATCGAAGCTCATATTATGCTATGTCTCCTATATTGGTCTAACACAAACATAATCTCAGACGGCACCGGACTACCCATAAACATGGCAAATTGTCCATTTCCTTTGTCAAGTTGATAGCTATAATCGCCCATGGTTTCTGATTTTATGCCTACTCGTTTTTTCTGTTGGTCAATCCAGAAACACATTGAGGCAGCAGCATAAACAAGGTCAGAGGGTAAAGCAGTAAATCCACCATCATATGTTATATGATAATTTTGTGTTCCAGTTGCCCAGCCCTCTCTTAAATAAATCCAACCCTTATCCGTGTCAAAAAGATAATCCGTGTTTACAACATAAGTTGCAGCCACAACATTGGCAATTGTATCCCATCTCTGGAGAGATGTAATAGAAACAATAGGATATTGGTCTAAATACATATAATAAGAACCGTGTCCATCAATTGTTTTAGCAGTATAAGTGACTTTTTTAAGCGTACGTTTGGTGTATTTGGCTACAAAATCAGATACAATATTAATTAACCATTTTGAATAATCAGTATCAGTTAATGTCATACCCATAATAGTATTAAGTTCAGCATAGCTTGCAAAAAGTGCATTCGAATTAAGTGTTACAGACATTTTATTCTCCTATTTATTTTTCTTTTTTGTATCCATTTCTTGTATAGCTTTTACTATCCAATTTAACAGAGAGCCTATATCTTCAAATTTCTGTAGTACACTAATAGTCGTAGTGGTGTAATCCACACCATAGGTTCCTGATGATTGCCAAATTTCATGATTGCTCATATCCCAATAATGCACAACAGTAGAAGTGCTCTGTACTAAAACACCGTCTGGTAATGAATCGTGGTCTAAATCCTGCCAACCTGAGCCAGATTCATTTTTAGATTTTATGTTGTTAATAGCCGTTATAAAACCGTCTGTTCCGGTTGGAATTTTACATGATTGTAAAAATCCTTGTGCCGTTATCGTTCCTATAACAACTAACGTGCTTGTTGGATTTGTAGTACCTATGCCAACATTACCATTTTGTAGAACCGTTAGACTTCCACCTCCTACTTGAAAAAGACCCGCTATTGTAGTAGTTGATGTTTGTATTCCTACTCGTCCATCATTCCTAACATTAAGTAATGATTTACTATTAAAATCTACTACATTAAATGCTGAACCCGTACTAAGTGCATCATAACCTCTGACCTCCAATGATGCGGACGGGATAAATGAATCTCCTCCATTTCCACCAAGAATATTACCAACTTGCATTCTTCGAGATGCATGTAAACTCATAATAGGAACTGAAAAATCTGCACCAGTAGTTTCATCATTATAATACCAAACTAGTCTTCCATCTATAGAACGAAAATTAATTTGCCAATTTTTACAAGAAATTAATGTTAAATTTTTATTATCTGATAAATTAAACGATGAGTAAGAATACCCATCATTTGTTCCATATATTGAAAATGATGTACCATAACCTTGTGAAGGCGTATTAAAAATAACTCCTCTACTTGTCCCCATTTGTATATTTGCTGTTCCTACCACTGTTAATGTACTAGACAAAACCGTATTTGTTGTACCATTTATAAGCACATTTCCTAAAAGTTGATTGGTAGTACCATAGCTTAAAAAATTATTTTTTACTTGAAAACTACCATCTGTCTT